TGAACCTTTTACTGAAGTAGATAATTCTATTTTTTGTGGAGCTCATTGGTCAACATATGGGAGTATTTTGTATGAGAGATGGAGTGAATATTTAGATTCAACAGTTGGAAAGTTTATGAGGAAGCATTCACACCTTGTTTTTGGTGCTGCTGCTTCTGTTTTAGCTGTTGGAATTGTGGGATTATGTGGTTGGTTTGCTACAAAGGAGGAAGACACAATTAAGGAACGTGTCGGACTTTTTGGCCAATCAGGTCACAATCTCAAGGAGGAGGTTAATTCCTCTGTCTCTAAACGTGGTAATGTTACCGCGCAGTCCCTTGGAAGGGGACATCAACAAAAACTTCCAGTTCGAGCCGTCCAAGCTCATTCATTAAATCGTGGAAATCAGCAACGACTGCCTTCTAGGAGCGTCCACGCTCATTCTATGCATAGAGGTCAGTCACAAAAATTGCCGATAAGGTCTGTTCAGGCTCAAACTGAACCGATTCATATCGAAGAGTACGTTATTCAGAGCGCATTTTCTGAAGGAGCTGCATGGGTGGTAGCTGGATTTAAGTATCCGTCACTCATTGAAGCTTACGATGATTATGCGGTTTTTATTAATCGTACTTATGAAGAATCCACAGCTGCAAGTATTATGCAAATTGTGGATGTCTGGATGGAGTATTGTGACTCTCCAGACTTTTCTATTTTAGACAGTATTATATTTGATGACTGGCGTGACTGGGAAGGGGTTGATATACCCTCTCGTCAAGCCGTCATCAAGTTTTCACAAGCAAGTCCCGAGCAAAGGCAAACTTGGCTTAAGCAAGCTAAGCGAGCTGGAGATTGGGATTATAGGCTTTATGATATTATTGACAGTACTTGCTATGGACAGAGTGGATCACTTCAACAAGTTTATAATTTTTCGCAGCATATGCGGACTATTGAAGTGGTCTATCCTGGAGATAGACGGTATAGAGCAGAAGGAATTCTCAGTGGTTCCCGATTTTTTACAATTGCTCATTTTTTCGCTGAATACGGATTTGATCTTGTACAAATAAACATCGTTAATGCACAAGGAGTATTAGCAACGGCTTATGCTTCTCAAGTAACGGTTAAACCGTTACCAAATAAACGCGATGTTTTTGTAGTTGATTTTCCTGCGTCAGCTCTTAGTCCTTTTAAGAGCTTGAAACCTAAAATGTTTAAAAATTCTCAAGA